GCACAAAATAAAATGTTTCACGTGGAACACAACACCAATAGTTAATAAAAGTTAAACCGAAAATAATTTGTGTCGTAACGCTTGTATGTTAGAAAAAAGTTGTATCTTTGCAACGTGATAATTAAACAACTTGAAAATATGAAAGAGTTAGTACAACATTTCAGAGAGCAACCGAAAGAAGCAATTAAAGAGGTTGCAATGTGTTTGGCAATTTTTGCCGTGTGTGTGGCTATGTTGTTTTTGGCTGCAATTTTGCAGGGGTGTAGCGTGGCACACAACACCGCAAGCAGTGGAAAGGCAACGATAATAACAACCGATACAACGTATATATATCACGGTGGAACGGTTAAGTTTCCAAAGACAAAATAAGTTTAACAATTAAAAGATTACTACAATGAACGAAGAAAAAAGAAACGCATTTGACGAATTTTCGTTTGCCGCTTTGTCGGCTTTGGGTAGCCTTATGGCGTGTAATGAAGTATGCCGCAATCAACGGGCAGTGATGAGAATCAACCGTTTTAGGGCGTGGCTTATGGACTTGAAACCCGACACGAACAACGAACCTAATTTGCCTTTTGCTGATGATGCAAAGAGCGATAACGCACAATAAGTTTAACAATTAAAAGATTACTACAATGAAAAGTTTTGCAAGTAAGTTTAACAGGACAACTTTCGGGATTGACACAACCGATTTTCAGTACACCAAGTTAGCCGATATTTTCAACTCTGAAAACGAGGGCGGCAAAGATGTTGTACACAAGATTAACGGGCTTTATGTACACAAGTCGCAGTTAGGCGACAGCCCCGTAATTATTGACGAAGAAAACAAACGGTTGGTGAACCTACCGAGCCACACCGTCGAAACCGTGCGTGAAATTCTTGCCGATGATGAAGCGGTAGAAACAATCAAGGCAGGTAAAGTAGGGTACACGATTTACGAGTACGAGAGCCACGGCAAGAGGTGTTACTCTATTTCGTTTGTGGACTTGTAAGAGTATGAAAAGTTATGTTTAACTTTGTAGGGGTGTAAGCGATTGCACCCCTATTTAATATAACAGCGTATGGCAAAATTAGGTTTTAAGATAAAGTTTACTAAGTCTGTATTTGGAGCAACCCAACGGGCGAAAATCAAAAAAGAGATATTGCAAGCCGTTGAAAGCAGCCCCGAATATAGAAAAGAGATTGCAAGGGTTTTCCAAATGGCAAACCGCCGAATACAGAATATAGAGCAAAGCGGACAACTTTCGCCAGCCGTGCAAGCGTTGAACAAAGGCGATATAAAAGGCTTTACCAAATTCAGTATGAAAGGCGATTGGAATACCTTAAAAATTGAGTATGGCAAGGCTATTTCATTCCTACGACAGCCGACAAGTACGGCGCAAGGTGCAAGGCAGTACGGGCAGCACTTGCAACGTACATACGGGCTTACGCCTGACGAGTATAGTCTAATGGCAAGGAACTTGCAAGGTAAGTTAAACAGCGTTTCGGACAGTGATTTTGTAGAGCGTTATTTGATGCGTTACAAGGATTTCACGGGCGAAATGGAGCAGAGCGCAAGCGATATAAACACACAGATAGAGAGCGAGGCGCAAAGCATATCACGGGCGATTGATGCAGAGATAGAAAGGCAGGCTAACGAGGTAGTCGATGCAATGGAAGATATGCAAAACGATATTGAACGCATATTGCGAAACTTTGGTAAGTTTGGGTTATGAAGAAAGTACCTTTTGAACAACATAACAAGATACACGACCCGACCGAAATAACCGAAATACTGAAAGTCGCCGTAAATGAAAAGAACATTATAGGAAACAGCAAAGGCGAACGGTTTTACAACGTGCCGTGTTCCTTTGATATTGAAACGACAAGTTTTTACCGTGATACGGACGGACGGGCGTACACTTACGAGCAAGTGCAGCGTATGCAGGACAGCAACGGGCGCAAGGTGAAATTAGAGAAAGCCTCTATAATGTACGTTTGGCAGTTTGGGATAAACGGTTATTTGGTTATGGGTAGAACGTGGGGCGAATTTGTTACGATGATGCAGACCGTAAGCGAGGTTTTGCAACTGAATGACAAATTACGCCTTATTGTGTATGTGCATAACCTTTCATACGAATTTCAGTTTTTGCGCAAGTGGTTTGAGTGGCAACGGGTTTTCAGTATTGATTTGCGCAAACCGATTTACGCAATAACAACGGGCAACATTGAGTTTAGATGCAGTTACTTGCTTTCGGGTTATTCGCTTGCAAAGTTGGGCGAACAACTTATGAAATACAAGTGCGCAAAAGCCGTTGGCGATTTGGACTACCAGCAAATAAGGCACAGCGAAACGCCGCTAACTGATGCGGAAATACATTATTGCATAAACGATATTAAAGTAGTGATGTGCTACATACAAGAACGTATCGAGGAAAGCAAGGGGATAACTCACATACCGATAACAAAGACGGGGTTTGTACGCAAATATTGCCGTGCGCATTGTTTGCGTGAAAAGAGTGATGCAGGAAAGACCGTGCCGAATTGGGATTACGTAAACCTGATGCAGGAACTACAAATTACGGGTATGAATGAATTTAATATGCTGCAACGTGCGTTTGCAGGTGGTTTTACACACGCCAACGCCGAATATACAGACGAAATAATGTACAACGTGGATAGTTACGACTTTACAAGCAGTTACCCGTATGTAATGATTGCGGAAAAATACCCGATGTCACAAGGCGTTGCAATCACGGTTAAGAGTACGGCGCAATTTGAGTTTTTAATATCGAAGTATTGTTGCGTGTTCGATATTGAGTTTATCAACATATTTGCCAGCGAAACGCAAGACAACCCGATTTCGGCAAGCAAATGTTTTGTGAAAGAAAACCCGTGCGAAAATAACGGGCGCATTGTGGCGGCTTCAAAAATAGCACTGACAATTACGGACGTGGATTTTAATATAATCAAAAACTTTTACACGTGGGAAAGTATGCGTGTTGGTGAAATGTATTGTTACAAGAAAGAGTATTTGCCGACACCGTTTGTAAAATCTATCCTGCATTTGTACGAAAGCAAGACGAAATTAAAAGGCGTTGAGGGCAAAGAAGTGGAATATCTAAACAGCAAGGAAATGTTAAACAGTTGTTACGGTATGAGTGTTACCAACCCTTTGCGTGATGAGTTTACATATAACGGCGAATGGGATATTAACTCAATGACAGCCGAACAAAAACAAGAACTTTTATACAAGTACAATACCAGCAAGAACCGTTTTTTGTTTTATCCGTGGGGTATTTTCGTAACAGCATACGCACGGCGCAACCTTTTCACGGGCATACATGAAGCAAAAGACGATTACATATACAGCGACACCGACAGCATTAAAATAATGAACGGCAAGTCGCACGAAGCATATTTCAAGGCTTATAATATGCAGGTGCAAATGAAATTGCGTGCAGCCTGCAAGTACCACGGTTTGCCGTTTTCGCTTTGCGAGCCGCAAACGATAAAAGGCATAACAAAGACTTTGGGCGTGTGGGATTTTGAAGGTACATATACAAGGTTTAAGACTTTGGGCGCAAAACGGTATATGGTGCAAGAACCGAACGCACTGAAAGCAGGCGGACGGGCATACGATTTTAGTTTAACCGTTTCGGGCGTAAACAAAAAAGCCGCAATTCCCTACCTTATTGAAAAGTACGGGGCAAACGGTATCTTTGACGCTTTCACTAATTATTTGGATATACCGCCGCAAGCAACGGGCAAGAACATACACACGTACATAGACTACGAGATACAAGGCGAAATAACCGACTACAAAGGCAGCACGGCGCATTACAACGAACGCACGGGCGTACATTTAGAGCCGACCGGATACAGCCTTTCCCTTTCGGTTATGTACATAAATTATTTGCGTGGAATTAAATTTAAGGACTAAAATAAAAGAGTTATGACAACAAGAAAGACAAAGACAGACAAGCCGAAATTTTACGACTTGAAAGCGATTTTAAGCAAGAACGCCGACTATAATGTTATATTTGGCGAACGGTCAAACGGCAAGACTTATGCAGCCTTAAAATATGGTTTGGAAAACTATATCAAGACGGGCAAGCAAATGGCGTATATACGCCGATGGCGTGAGGACTTACGGGGCAAACGTGCCGAAAGTCTGTTTGCAAATCACGTGGCAAACGGGCTTATTGAGGAACTGACAGAGGGCAAATTTAACGAAGTGTTCTATATGTCGAACAAATGGTTTTTATCTTTCTACGATGCAGAGAAAAACAAGCGGACACCCGACCCGACCCCGTTTTGTTACGGGTTTTGCCTTTCAGAGCAGGAACACGAAAAAAGCAGCAGTTACCCGAATGTTACAACGATAGTCTTTGACGAGTTTTTGACACGGCGGTATTATTTGCCCGATGAGTTTATGTTGTTTATGAACCTTTTGAGTACGATAATACGCCAGCGCAACGATGTTAAGGTTTTTATGTTGGGTAACACTGTAAACAAGTTTTGCCCGTACTTTACCGAAATGGGATTGAAGCAAGTGCCGTTTATGGAGCAAGGAACGATAGATATATATCGGTTTGGCGAACACGGCGCAATCGTGGCGGTGGAGTATTGCAGCACGATAGTACAGCACAAAGCAAGTAACAAATACTTTTGTTTTGACAATCAAAATTTGCAGATGATTACGGGCGGTAAGTGGGAACTTGCCGTATATCCGCATTTGCCTTGCAAGTACAAGCCGCAAGATGTGTTGTTTGTGTACTATATCAAGTTTAACGATGTAGTTTTGCAAGGTAACATTATCCAAGTGGGTAACGAGTGTTTCACCTACATACACGCCAAAACGACCCCGATTAAGGACGAAGAAAACGCCTTAATATATTCGCTTGAAATGAACGGCAAACCGAACTACAAACGCAAGTTGTTAAGCACCGCAAGTTATGTTGAGCAGCAAGTAGCACGGTTTTTCGCAATAGACAAAGTTTTCTATCAAGATAACGAGATAGGCGAAATAGTGAGAAACTACCTAATAACGAGCGCAAAGACAAACATAGTTTCGTTGAAATAAAAATAACGGGCGGTTTGGTGTAGATTTCGTGCCAAACCGACCGTTTTACGAAATAAATGCCTATCTTTGCAAGTAGTAACTAAATTATAACGATATGGACGCAAATACTATTATTCAAATCATTTCAAGTTTGGGTTTTCCGATTGTGATGTGTGGGGCGTTGTTCTGGTATATGGTGAAACAGCGGCAAGTGCACCAAGAAGAAACCGAACACCTCAAAGACACAATAGCGGAAAACACGAAAGTGTTAGCCGAATTAACAACGCTTATTAAGGTTTTGACAGATGAAAAGAAAGGATAACATTTACAAGTTGTACCAAGCGCAAATAAGGGATAAGGACACCGCCGTAACCGAATTTATTGCGAATACTTTGGCGAAAACTCAAAGTATGTTTGAGTACGAGGGTTTGCCCGACAGCATACCGCAAAAAGAATTGGAGCGGCTTTTGCAGACCACGGGCAACGTGTTTGTTACAAAGGTGGCCGGGGTTTTGTATGCGCTTACGGGCGGCAAAGGCGGCGAACCCGATGTTTACGGACGGGCAACGCTTTACACCGTGGCGAACCCAGCGTTAAAACTTTCCAAAACCTACGATATACAGAAAGACGGGGTTTTGATTGAGAACGACACCAACGGCGAAAGCCTTTTGCCGCTTATTGGGCGTTATGCCGTCTTACATACTGACGGGCTTATTTCGTTGAACACTGCAAGCATTTTGACCCGTATCACGATGCTTATAAGTGCCAGCGATGACAAGACAAAACAGAGTGCCGATGAGTTTTTGCGCAAGATACAAGACGGCGAATTTTCAATTATCGGGGAAAACGCTTTCTTCAAAGGCGTAAATATGCAGACCGCACCGACCACAAACAGCGTGTATATTACACAACTTATTGAACTGATACAATACTACAAAGCCAGTATGTACAATGAGTTGGGGCTAAACGCAAATTATAATATGAAGCGTGAACGCCTTAATTTGGGCGAGGTATCTATGAATGTGGACGTACTTTTGCCGTATGTGGATAATATGCTAAAAGAAAGACAAAATGCAGTTGAGAAAATTAACGAAATGTTCGATACCGAAATTTCGGTTAAACTTGCTTCAAGTTGGGGTTTGGAAAGAGATAATTACAACGCTTTGGCGGCTGATTTGGAAACGGCAAAGGAAAACCCCGACCCGACAGACGAACCCGACCCGACAGAGGAAACCCAAGAAACAACGGGAACGGACGGAAACGACACGGAAACGACAGAAACGGAAACGGAACAAACCGAAACGACCGAAACAGAGGAAACAGAAGAAACGGACGGGAACGACACCGAAACGGAACAAACAGAAGAAAACGAAGAAAACAAAGATAAACAATGAAATACAGCGAACTATTTACAAAGGGTAACGGGATATTCGCAACGGTTTTCAAGACCGAATATCCGACAGAGTACGCCGCAATTTTCGGCGATACCGACCCGACCAAGTTAGACGCTTACGCCTTACTGATGTACGGCGGCAAGACCGTTGTAAGCAGCATAACCAGCGACAACGCAAGCGATGTTGTTTCGGCGGTTATTGCGGTAAACGTGCAGGGCTGGGAACGTGAAGCGGCGGCGATGCTTGCCGATTACGATGTACTGACACCCGTCACGGGGCAAGTTGAACGGACGGAAACCGTAACTTTGCAGGAAAGCACGGACAACACCGAAACGGGCGCAAACAAGGCGTTCAACGATACCGATTTTTCAGACAGCGACCGCAAGACCGCCAACGATGAGAGAAACCGCACAGAGGAACGCCAAACAACCGAAACCAGCAAAGGAACGGGCGCAAGCAAATCAATTTCAAGTGAAATTGCAAAAGAATTGCAGTTAAGGCGTGATAATTGGAGAAAAAACATTATCTTTGCACTTGTAAGAGAGATAACAACGAGTATTTACGAATAACTAATTTAATTTTTAGCAATATGAACGTAAAACAGATTTACCAGATTATTAACAGCGTTTCAAGTGAAGTGCTGGGAAAAACTGACATTGTGCAGGACGATTTAACGGGCATTGTGGATTTGGGTACGGAGATATTCAACCAAAACGCAGTGGATAACTACGTTAAATCACTTGTAAACCATATCGGCAAGGTGATTTTCGTAAACCGACCTTATGCGGGCAAAGTGCCGAGCGTTTTAATGGATGCGTGGGAATTTGGCAGCGTGTTGGAAAAGATTAGCGCCGATGTGCCAGCAGCAGAGGAAAACGATACGTGGAACTTGACGGACGGGCAAACATATTCGCAGGATGTTTTCCACAAACCGACCGTAACCGCCAAATTTTTCAACTCAAAGGTTACTTTTGAAGTGCCCGTATCAATCACCGAAAGGCAGGTTAAGGAGAGTTTCAGCAACGCCGCACAACTTAACGGCTTTATTTCAATGATTTACGCAGCCGTTGAAAAGTCTATGACTATCAAGGCAGACGCTTTGATAATGCGCACTATCAACAACATGATTGCGGAAACCGTTTTAGCTGATGCGCAAGCG